TTGTTGACTCCACTGTGCGTCAATGCTTAAATTTGTATTGGTTATTAGATACCAAGTTCCTGGAACACCCGTAACAGTTCCTAGACTATCGTAGCCAAGACCAAAATTTCTTTTCAGTCTAATTTGGTCGGCCATACTATTTTGGAAACTGGTCGGCAATTCTGTAATAAAAATAGGAATTACTTGAACAGGAATAGCGCCAGTAGGAACATAATTGTTTAAAGCTACTGGGCCCAGTCCACTAGGAAAGTTACCTTGACCTTGGTTAGTTCCATCAACGTAAATTTCCAATGGGCTTGACCAGATGAAAAGTTTTTCGTCAGCTAAAGTAGGCACTCCTACTTTCAACCGATTGTTAACGTCAAAGTAATATCCAGATGGGGCAGCAAATTTTACCAAACTGCCCACATTGATATATTTGGTATTACTACTAGAAATAGGGCCAATTGGTGCAGGATATCCTAGACTGTTTACAAAATATCCTGTGCTGGTCCCAGCCTGGCTGGTGCTAAGGTGCCAGGTCAATGCCAAAGTTGTTAAATTAACACGAGGGAATTGATCATAGTAAAACTGTTGCATTTGGCTTTTGGTCAATAGCGGTTGAACTTGGTTAGTAATAACTTCGTTGATTTCGTTATTAGTTTGTGTGGTAAATTGAAAACTTGGCAAACTATAATTTTCATACATAGCGCCATCACTACTAAAAGTATTGGTGCTAGAATATTTTCCAGTGTTGTCTACTAAATCAAGATAACGACTAACTCCAATACTTGCACGATTCAATGCTTTACTTTTTAGAATTGAATTATAAACGGTGTATGGAAAGTTGTTGTAGTCCTCGCCGTTGACCATACGATTCTGTGTATAGTATCTAGCTGGAGCATTTTGTTTGATTTGATCAAGTGTTTCACGTGGCTGTGCGTTTGACACAGGGGTAGTGATACCACAGGTAAAGGTAATTGTTTGTAGTTGGCCAGTGCGACTTACATAACTGATTGGAATAGAAATGCTTTGCATTTCTTGAGGATTAATAATATATTGTAGGCCATTTGATGCACGAACATAGTTACGGAATGTGCCAACTGGAATATCACTAAACACACCATCGCCAAAGTTTAATGTAATTTGGTCGTTGTTTCTGCTAGTAACACTAAACAGTGGTCGACTGCCAGGAGCAGTTTGTTCTGCGGCTGCTCCATAAACACTAGGAACCATTATCCACTCAGTGGCAATACTGCCAGTGTTGTCTAATTGATAAAGCCAAACGTCCTCGTTATTAACACCTTCAATGTTAATGTCTACTGTGCGGTTACTCACGCGGTCGGCTAGATTAAAGTCTTGATTTTGTAATACACCTTGCTTGAACAAGAAAAAGTAGCCAGTGTTGGCACTACTAAATCCTAATTGATCGTTACGGAATAATACATTGAATACTCCATTTGGTTGTGGGGGTGGTTCATAGATATAGCTCTTACCAGCCGCAGTAGAATTAACTGCTTCAAACGGCATGTTGATTCCGTCAATTGTAGCCGTGTATGGAACCACTGGCAGGTAACCTGGAACTAAATTGATACTGTATTCTTGTGTGTCTACACCAAGGATTGTTGTTCTAGCACCAGGAACACCTACACGCTGACTGTCAACTAGTGCGGCATTGATAATTGCTGTGAACTGTTCTTGCCATGAAAAGTTGGTAGGATCTGCCCAATTAACTGTAACATTAGCTAGGTCAATACCGTTGATATCTGTTACAGCTTCTGTGGTCGAAACGGAAAATACTTTAAGATATCCGCTGGCTTCGATGTTGCGCTTAGGTGTATAACTAACCAAATTGGCCAGTTTAACCACGCTATCTCTACGTTCAGCAGAGTCAATATAGTTTTCGCGTGTGTTTAAATCGGTGCGGAATGCTAGACTTTGGCCCATAAAAGCCATAACGTCTAACAAGGCAATAAATTCACTACTTTCAATGTAGTCATTAAAAGTTTCAGGATAGTATAAGCGCAAATAATCTACAAAACTCTTACGCAGTGTTTCAAAATCGTAACTTTGGAAGTCAGCTTCTCGGTAGGTCTGATAGATCTTTTTCCAATCTTCTACGCCAAAAATAACTGTTTGTCTTGTAGTTGTAGCCATAATAATCCCGTGTTCTTGTATTTATGGAATTTAAAAACGGCGCAGTTAAACGTAACTGGCTTGACGCTGTTGTTGATCAAAAAATATGCTCAACTGTTGTGCATCGGTGCTAGGAACTATGGCCAATTGTATCTGTATTAATATTCCATTTTCCTGGGGGAAAACCTGTGTATCTATTATTTGTATACGTGGATCATATCCAGCGACTCTTTGAATTTCTTTCTGAATAGCAGTAACTAAATCTTGCGACTGATTTTCAAACAAATTATCCCAGAGTAGTGTTCCATATTGTGGGCGTCCAGGTAGTTGCCCTTGGCGAATATTCAGGCCGTTTAATAGGTCTCGTTTAACTAAATCTGTGTCTAGCAACGTAAACTTTTTATATTGATCTTGTGTGTTAAAACCGATAAATGTTGGCATAGTCTAGTATTTAACCTCGTGTAGATCCTGGAGCAAACCGGAAGGTTCCATCGTCTGGGTTGCTAGGTGTTACAGTTATAACAACATTTGAAATATTGGCAACTAAATTGGCCGCACTGGCTGCCGCGGCAATGTCTGCTGTGATAGCTGTGGTATTAGCATACTCTATAGTAGGTATTTTTGGATTATTAATTACATCTGTTACTGCCTGATCTACTTGGGTTCTAACCACGGTATTATTAGAGCTAGCAGGAGCTGGTGCTACACTCAGATCGGCACTGTAAGTGTTAACAAAATCAATAGCGTATTGTCCTTGGCGAGCTGCAATTTCTATGGCTGCGCCAGTGTCTTGATCTATTGTTCCTTCAATCCAAGATACTACGTTGTCTACACCATATCTAACCGCAGGTTGTAGGAAAGTAGCAATATATCTATCTTCCTCATTGCCAGTTAACACACCAGAATCAATCAATCCTTGATATGCGCCTTCGTATAATGCCAACTGAACTTGATTTTGTAATCCTGGCGCATTTAAGTAATCTGTCAGACTGTTAATATTATATACGCCGGTCCATACTGCTGGAGTATTCAACACAATGATAGTCATCGAAGGGCTGGTTATAAGACTCAGCGCCGCAGATTTTAACAGACCAACCAAGACTAAATTAGCCGGAGTTTGTCCATAGATACCTACACCTCTAGTGGCCACGTCTGCACCAGCATATACTGCCGCACCGTTGTCGTTGATATACCAGTCCGGCAATAGCGCACCAGTATTATCCAAAGATGGATAGTTTGCCGCAGCGGCTGCCTGGGCAGTAAGTCCTGTAACTTGTCCTGTGGTTAATATTGTAGTCATTATTGTCCTGACTGTGCTTGTGGCACTGTTACGGTTGAAGTAGGTTCAGCTACATAATTGTCTGCTGAAATAGGATTTTGAACAGCTCTGGTGCTTGCCCGAGCAAACGCGGCTTGAGCTTGTGCTTGTCTAGTTGTAGGTGCAATAGTAACATTGCTAGTCGAAGCAACGCTAGAAGCGGCATTGGCTGACAAATCATTTAGGTTTGTAGTTGTGTTGACACCACTGTTATGTCCGGCAAAGGGTTCGTGGGTAGGAGCTCTAGTTACAATTGTCGGTAAACTACCTGGTTGGCTGACCCAACCTTGACCGGTTACAAATTTAGTATCAGCTAGAGTGTATCCAGACATAGTCGACACTGTTGTAGTTGGCTGTGTGGCCGCGCCATTTAAATTAATTACTGATGCTTTGAGATTTAAACTGCCGCCACCGTTGATACTGCTAGTTTTTCCTTGTAGGGCTAATACTCCATCACTTTTTACACTAACTTTAGTTTGTCCATACATTGCCAATGCCTGTGAAGTAAACATTGTTATGCCGGCTGTGCCTTCAAGTTTAAGTTGATTTTTGGCCTTTAACTTAATGCTACCACCTGCATACATGTTAATGTCTTGGTCAGCATGTAAATTTATAGTGCCTTGTGATCTTACGTTAACTGAATTGGTGCTATAAAGATCTATAGTGCCGTTTTGTCCTAATTCAACCCACGACTGTCCATTGGCGTGGCAAATATAAAAACAATTGCCATCGTCACTCATTGTGATTTGATGACCTTTGGCTGTGCGTATACGCACCAAGGTATCTTGACCGCTAAGATTACCGTCATCCATGACTAGGGTATGTCCACCCTGGCGGCCAATTACTACAATGTCTTGCGGTTTAACAGCACCAGAATCAAGTTGAGCTTGTATGGTCTTAGGATCTAGACCGCCTTGATAAATGGGCTTACCCGGGGTGCTAATTCCATATACAGAGCTAGGACTTTCACGTTGGCTAGAGCTGTTTATAGGACCACGTATAGAATCATTAATCAAGCCCTGTTGTAGGAATGTGCCGGCAATAACACTTTGAACTGGTTTAGGTTGATCGTAAAATTTAGGATTATCGTTGATGGCTTTATTAAGCTCGTTAATCTCACTTACTGGTAATTGTTTAGCATTGGCAAAATAACTTTGTTGTGCTGGGTTCCCAACAACGTAGTTAGGTGCGGCACCAATTGCTGGAATCATGTGATTGATGCCGTTGGTAGGAATACAACCAACATAGTAGCCTTGGCTGGGGTCGCCTGCTACAAAGAAACATAATACTTGAACGCCAATGTCAGGAGGTGTGAACCACATACCATAGCTATTGCTGTTGCCAGGATAAGTTCCAGCACCGGTGCTGGTCCCTGATTGAACAGTGGATCCATAAAATGGAGGGCAGTAGCTTACAGTGCGCCAAAGAGTTTCATCTGCTAAATTTGGTGCACCGTTTTTATCTGTGGCTCCAAATTCAGCAATATACACTTGCAATCGGCCGCTACGAGTGTTATCAACATTGTTAACCACAATGCCAATATACGGGCCCATTTCGGTCGGCTGACTGCCACGATCGAATTTATATCCCTGGGCTCTGCCTCGACTTCGTTGTATATTCTCTGCCATGCTTTATCCGTAAAAATTGCCTAAATCAGTTGGAGTGCTCACTGGCTGGTCCAATGCTTGAGGAGTGTTANTATTTGCTGCAGCAAGATAATCTTGCGATGTTTTGACATCTCNTGCATCATCTGATCCGGCCATAACTTGTGTAGTGCNATTACTTACCGTATCAACAACCGGTGTCTGACTTTGTTGATTGCCCAATGGATTGAATCCAGGAGTGTTTACTAAATTAGGATCCAGTCTAGCTGGAGGCGAAAATATACTACCTAACGATCCAATTGCCAGGCCACTGCTGGTAGGCAATCCAGGTATGGCCGCAGGTCTAGTTGACTGTGCCCCTAATATATTATTCACAGCCACATTAACTTGCTGTAGTCCTAACGAAGTTGCTGCAGGCAAGAAAGCTGGTGTGCTTAATGAGCCAGCAAGATTGGTCAGTGATATTGATCCTTGTCTATTAGGACTTAGAGCATTAATAGCGGCCTGAGCCAGTGCGGCATCAACTTGTTGATTTTGTTTAAAGGTTTGATCTGGCATGTAGGTAAGTAGACTACCTTTGAGCACTTGTGTAAACTTACCTTTGACAAACTCGCTGGTGCAAAGATTGGCTAGATAAACGTAGCTTTGTCTTGCCGCTCCAGGTGTCTGTGCGCCATTTTGAAAAATAGTATTTTGAGTATTAGGATCGATTAATCCTGTATTAAGATTATAATCCTGTGGCGTATTAATTAATATTTCAAATAAAATTTGTTGTGCTTCGTAATTAATAGTTCCATCGGGTAAGAAAGGATTAAAATTAAAATTTTGGCCGGTTGCTCCACAGAACGCTTCGCCTTGTTGTAGCCAAGCAGGGTCACCAACTATTTGTAAGGTTACGTTTTGTAAGTCGTTGGGATTATACAAATAGTCTGCGGCGTTGGCTCCAATTTCATTAGTGCGACCTGCGGCTCCTTGACTACTTTCTCCACTTCTAGGTTGGAAGTTTCGTTTGATTGCTTCGCTGACAAACTGTCCTCCCGGACCACCAGACAAAACTGCTGAATATAATGCGTTATAGTTTTGTTCGTAGGCTAATACTTCGGTGTTTTCCCCTGTGAACCAATAATTGTATTGTTTATGAACGCCTTTGTATGTTGGACTCAAGAAGTAATCACTGACCATTTGATTAATTTTGTAAGGACTAATAACATAGGTTATGTTATAAGCATAGTCATTACGTTTATAATCATACTGTCCTGGTGTGGACCTTACACTTATTTTATACCAAGCTAAATTTTGAGCAGGTGCGCCATTGCTTATTTGTATTTGATTGTTTTCGTCAACAACCACAGATGCTTGATCGGTAATATAGCTACTACTTCTTATAATAAGATCTAATGCTTGAACAATCTGTGTTCCTGCTACGATTGATACTGTTCTAGCAGAGTTATCTATACTTTGTTTGTTAGGATCTATTGCGCCAGCAGCGGTAGTGGCGCTGGTCATTGGCTTGCTTTTTTTGTCAGCACCCTTGACTACTATACTAGCATTAGATATAGCAGAACCGGCAAATTCAACACTGTAGGTATCTGGATATTGATACACCCCGCGAGCAACCAACTCTTGTTGATATGCATTGAGCGCAGACATAAGTCCTTGACGTATGGTTGTGTTAACCGATTTGGCTGCGTTGGCCTTTTCTGGTGCTGGAGGAGTAGTAGTTGAATTAGTATTAGTGGTTGTGTTTGCGTCGGGTGTTATACCTGATGTAACTGGGCCAATTAAAACATCTTTAACTGTGCCGCTACTC